AGTGCAGTTGCCGCGCACACGGCTAGAATCAGATGTTTCATTTTAGTATTATAAAACAAATGTAAGATAAAATCAACCGGTGTTGAGTCCAGACGCTGGCGCTTGCCATAATGGACCAACACTTACTGGACCATATGTCACTACTGGTGCAGATATAACTGTTCCATCATCTAATTGGAAGCTAATTCTGCCGCCTCGATCATTTATGTTTAAGAAATTATCCATTACTCGAACCATAAATGTGCCATATGTGTTGTCAACAAGAATAAGTTTCCTTGTTTCAAACATAACGCTTGCAGGATTCTTAGGATACCAATTGAACGAAACAATTCTATTCAATTCTGATCCTGTGAGTTTGAAGTAGCTAGGAACACCGCTTGTAATAACAATTGCAACCAGCCCACTACCTTCAAATGGACTTGTTGGCAATGCCTGGATTTGTGCTATAGTGGTCATCCAGTATTTATCTGTTTCACGTGCGGTATTTATTCTTTAGGTCTTCGGGGATATACGAGATACGCATACGTTCCGAAAGAAAAGGATCCTGCAATTTAATTACGGTTGCACAGGCCGAATTGATACGCCCAGATATCCGAACCCATTCGTAGTCAGGAGTTAAATCATCTGCCATGTCCCATTCATAATCGGACTTAATAAGCTCAAAATCATTTCCTAATTCTTCAAGTTTTCCCATGAGCAGCAATTTATCTGCCAGAAGGGTTAGAAACTCAACTAATACAAATTCCTTCATGCTTCTACAACTTCAACATATACAATCTTAATCAATGATATATCGATGCGGTGGCAGCTCGGTGTATAGATCTTACCTTTCACTATTAAAGGTTGTATAGCCAGAGAATTCATAATTTCTTTACAAGAAGTATCTTGATTAAGATGCACATTAAGATATAGCTTCTTATTAGCAAATTGCGCGTCTATACTCTTTATATTGGCAACATTATGATCGAAGTGTAAGGATTCACGATCTAACTCTGTTGTTTCATTCTCAACTATCCAGTTTGTTAGAAAGATAGCAAATATCACTGAGAGAACAACTACGAAGCGTAGATTGTTCGAAAAGTATTTCATAGTATAGTCCAGGGGGTTATATACCTATTTATAATTCTGTCTTGCATAATGCATTGAATTCGCCTAAATGTGAATCAAAGGTGCGAAGATCAAATATTGTTGTACGGCGCACAGCATCATTACCTAACCATGTGAAAGATATATTTTTACTAAGTCTCATCTTCTGAATTATATCTTTAGATTCATTTACCGATCGTATCAAGAGAGGACCATCCTGTTCCCATTGAAATATACGATCAAGAGGATCTGCTGAAGTTCTTGATAGAACATGTTGCGTGCTGACGCCAGTCATTGTATTCCAGTATAGAACGATAAGCGGATCATTATCTCTCTGAGTAGAAATCTTTGTTGAACATACAAATCGTAGACTTGTGACAACTTTTTCAGTCTTGGCACCTACTTGCGTACCTACTGCACCAACATGGTAGATATACCCGACAATTGCTTTATCTTTGCCCGGTACTTCTGTAATTTTCCAGCTCGTATCTTCGGCTACTACCGAAGACATAGCAAATACAGCAACCAATGTGGCAAATAAATTTTTCATGACATTCCTTGATATTACGAGTATTATAATGTATAATTCTATTTTAAGTCAACAGAAGCAAGATAAATAACACTATACTTAACGGATCCTTATGAAGCAGACTATTTTTATACTTTATGACTTTCAAACTGAACACATAGCAGATAAGATATGTGAGAGGGTTGGAGAAATCGAAAAAATTTACTCCGATAATTTAGAACTTACGACAAGGATAATAACACAAATGGCGTCCAGTTGTATTGGGCAATATTTCTATGTGATTAAGACTGACAAGGAAATCCTATTTCCCAGTTTCGACTTTTACTACAGACCCGAAGAAAACGAAGATTATGTTCATATCTGGGATAATGATAGCACGGTTAGATTATATAACACAGATGCTGTATTAGAAAATCCTACTGAGTTCTGTGATAAAGAATTAGAAAATGGAAATATAAGACTTAGAATTCATACTGAAAAGATTTATACTTACCCAGTCTTTGATATTGTATTCTTAAGCTACGATGAAGAGTATGCCGAGGCAAATTACGAAAAATTAAAAGAGAGATTCCCTCGAACAAAAAGATTACATAATGAAAAAGGTATTCTAAGAGCGCATAAATTAGCGGCCCGTTTAGCAGAAACAGAGATGTTCTACGTAGTTGATGCTGATGCACAAATCTTATCTACATTCAAATTTGATTTTCAACCTCATCCACTCGAGGATACTTTTGTTCATGTATGGCATTCACATAATCCAGTAAATGATTTGGAATATGGTTATGGTGGAGTAAAATTATTTCCTACAAAGGCATTAAAAACATATCTAGGCTCTCCGATTGACTTTACGACAACTGTATCAAAGAGTCTTAAGGTGATTCCGGAAGTAAGTAATATTACTAAGTTTAATACAGATCCATTCTCTGCATGGCGCAGTGGGTTTAGAGAATGTGTGAAACTTGCTTCTAAGATAATCCCAAATCAGGATAATACAGAAACAGAACATCGATTGGCTGTTTGGTGTACAAAGGGAGAAGATAGAGAATTTGGGGATTTTGCTATAATGGGTGCTATTGATGGCGCCGGGTTCGGTAAAGCACATAAGGATCAACCTGAGAAGCTCAGGTTGATCAATGATTTCGAATGGTTAGAAAAGAGGTTCAGTGCTTAACAATGATTTCCTAAATATACTTCAACCAATTCATTTATATCTTTTTCTAGCTTGTCTGTGTTAATGAAGATTTTTACATCTCTCATTTTCTTAAATGAATCTTCCATAACTTCCCATGTAGCATTTTTGTTTACAGGGATAGGATGAGTTAATTCTTCACCCTTCAGTTCAACAACATTACCGTCGTAATATTGAACAAGGATCTGTTCTATATACTTTGATGGAATCTCTTTAGCATCTATTTCTTTTACTATACGATCAAATACAGATGGTTTAGCAATCCTGCTAATAGCCCTGTCAATATTAAAACTCGTCGTTGTTTTCTTTGCCATATTACTCATCTCCCTAGTACCTCCTATTATTTATATGAAAACAGCCGGGGGAAAACCGGCTGTTTTATGATAAGATTTACTTGGTAGCCGCTACCCGAGCAGCATCTCGTTTGAGTTTTGCTGCTACCTTAGCATCAATGACTGCCTCTTTCTTTTCTACCTTGGCTTCAGCGGCGTTTCGTTGATCACGTTCTCGACGCTTGGTCTTCTGTTCTTCAAGCTTCACAGCTTTAACATCAGATGGTAGTGCAGGGCGACCCTTACCCGGTTTTGAATCAGGATCGAGTGCGTATGCTTCTTCACGCTTCGCAGCAGCATCTTTTTCTAATAGTTCTGCCTGGATGATAAGACCCTTAGCAACTTCTACCGGATTCTGCTTCTGTGCTTGAGCTACTGTTTCAGCAACAGTAGGTGACGCCATAGCATTCTGTCTAGCTACATATTCATCAACCTTCTTGTCAATAGTTGCATTAATAAGTGCTAAAGGAACTGCCTGACCAGGTAAAGGAAGCATTGTAATGTTAGTTACAGGTTCCTTACGCAAAAATCCGCGTTGGTGGAGTGCTGTTAAGCAATTCAAACCATCTGGGAAAGTTCTACGATTTAATACTTCGTAGAAGTCGTTTGTTTCTACAGCTTCTTTGCTATTTAAGCATTGGATTAAGTAGTCGTGATAGCTGTCTGGTAAGCGTTCTGTCTCAACGATTAAACAATTGTTTTCATCGTTAGGAAGTTTTCTAAATACTACCGCTACACGGACTCCGGTATTTAAAAGCTGCCCGGCGTGCTTCTTTAAGTTTTCTATGGCCATAAGCCCTCCTTATAAGGGGCCGAAGCCCCTTTAATTATGCTGCTGGTGCTTCTACTGGCGCTTCTGCTGAAGCTTCTTCTGTTTTCTGTGTGCTTTCTACATATGTTAGGAAGCCTGATAGCTTGTTGAATACGTCACCGACTTGTGATAATTCACTAGCCTGGAATGCGCCGCGGCGTGATGCCAAATCAACCACGCGAGCCAATAGTTGTAGATCAGCAATTGTAAGCTGAACTGGTTCTACTGATGTTGTTGTTGGTGCAGTTTCTGCCACAGGTACTTCTACTGCTGCTGCTGGTGCTGCCACTTTCTTGTTTGCTTTTGCCATTGTTGTTCTCCGTTAAAATGGTTTAGTTGTAAGAGCAATTCTATACGCAGATATTTACCATATAGATTAAGATTCGTACACTTTATTGATAATTTATTGGACGATTTTTAGGTTATAGCGTAGATAAGTGCAGTTATAATAGCAGAATCTTTCTTCAATTGACGTTTAGCCTCCCCTTTAGCCCATCTTGCTTTAATATCTTCTAAGGTTCTGGAATCGGCTTTTTCTTTCTGCGCTCTGGATAGATTATCCTTATGTTCCTGAGTAAATCCAGTTTTAGATAAACGTCGTTTAACCCACCCATATTTCTTATTATTACTCTGACCAGACATTAGCTTTACGGCATATAATAATCCTTTTACATGAGGGTGAATTCTTATGAGTAATAAATGGGCTAGATAATGCTCTTCAGGAGTAAGAGAAACTATGTTTATAGAATCATCTGTTCCTTGTAGGCATTTAGGGACTATATGATGACGTTCAACATAGCCTTCCAGGAGACGATGTTGTGCCCTATCTATTAGATTTTCATATATTTGTATATAATTCATATAGTATTTACCCAAAAGAAAAGCACCCGAAGGTGCTTTTCTAGGAGCAGTTAGCTAGTATCTAACTTGCAGGGCCGGTTGGTTGCGGCAAAACTTTAACCAGGTGTTCTGGCCAATCTAAGTAGAATTTCCATTCTTCATCACGGATGTGAATTGGCAATGTCTTTCTCTTAGCTAAGATTTCGTAATAGGTCGGCTTATGCGGCTTCTTTTTTGGAATAACCGTATGGTCAGCACCCTTATCACTATTACAGGTCTTGCAGGAAGTAGTTACATTTAACCAATTGGTCTTACCACCATGCGATTTTGGGACCACATGGTCAAGAGTCAATTCAGTTAGCTTTACCTTACCATGAGCATCCTTACAACGACCAGTAGTCTGAAGTTGGCATGTGAAGTCATCGCGCAGGTACACGTTGGCTCTGCTGTACTTGAGTGTCTTACTCCACTTAACTTGTTCAGTCATGATAACGATAGATGGGACCTTCATTTCCAAAAATTGCGATCTAACTATCCATTCATCGTAGGTCTTTAATACCCGTACCTTATCCAGGAACATAAGTCGCATCGCTACCTGCCATGTTATGACAGACAATGGTACATGCGACAAGGGCATGCCATCAGCGTTTAATATTAAAGTGTCCAAAAGCTACTCCGATGATAAATATGTTATGTTTTAAGGGATTCTGATATGTTTTTAGATAATAAATACACTATATGCTATAATAGCATAATACTTCGGGCAAAGTCAAGAGAACTATCTTCTAGTATTTATACAGAAAAACATCATATAATCCCAAAATCATTAAAGGGCACAAACGATCCTGCGAATATTGTTATATTAACCGCAAAAGAACATTTCATATGCCATCTTTTATTGACAAGAATGGTTGAGGGTAAGTCCCGCAGAAGCATGTGGTATGCTTCTTATATGATGTGTAAAGGAATACAAAGATATAAACCTACCGGACGAGTATATGAGATATTACGGCAGAATATGATAAAGGCAAATAAAGAGAGGCCCGGCCCAAACTTGAATAGAGTAATGCCACAGGAACAAAAGGATAAAATATCTGTTAAACAGAAAAATATTCCTAAAGGGCCTATGCTCGAAGAGACCAAAGAAAAGTTAAGACAGAAAAGATCGCAATCAACGAAGGATAAGATATCTAAATCTAGAACAGGTGTATCAAACGGCACCCGCACTAATGAGACTAAAGAAAAAATGGCTCAATGGCAAAAAAATATTCCTAAACCAAAGATTGAATGTGAATTCTGTAATAAAGAAATATCTATCATGAATCATGCGAAATGGCATGGAGATAAATGTAAGGCCAATCCTGACTCTATATTATATGCTGCTCCACAGATGAATTCTACTATGAAAACATGCGAACATTGTAATAAAGAATTTAATACAGGAAACTACTCACGATGGCACGGTGATAAGTGTAAATTCAAGCAATCTGCTTAACTACTTCCAAATATTTTTGAAATTCCTGCGGGACACCTTTAAGGCACATGGCCACAGCATCTTCTCGCCTTTCGAAATCTACGCGAAATGTCTCTTGATGGTGAACCATTCCGGGTTCCCAATCTTTCTTTACATCCTTTCGATATTATAATGGACCTGATTTTCACACGAATCATCTACCCAGTCTTTAAAGAAAAGTTCGAGTAGTTTATGTTTATCTATGTCAACGCTATCTTTGATTTTAAAGAATAGGGAATTAGTCATCAATGGGCCTCATTGATGTATTTATCTCCCTACTCTACCATCGTGAGTAACTTTAGGTTTATGGCGGAGATTGCTACACGAGCATCTTCTCTATACATCTTTCGTTGGTACTGACTATTTCTGGAATTATCCTGCCACATCTGTTCAAAGATAGGAGTTATAACCTCTTCCAATGCGGATTCGATATCAAAACCATCACCTAACATCTCATCCACAACAACATCAGCATCTGCTAGAAGTCTACTTCTAGCAATAGCTTTTGCTATATCTTCTACAAAGTTTTCGTCTGTCGGTAGTAAATAATTGTTCATTTTGTGCCTAATATATTGTCAGCTGCCTTGTGTTGTTGTCTATTAGATTATGCTGTAATTCGCACATTTTATGCGAATCTAACGGCTAGTTATTGATCCTTACAAGTCAATCCCGTTATGTCTGGGTACACAACAACATAATCTTTTGCTTCATTATCACCAATGAACCATGTGTTGTTTGATGATTTATAAAACTTCATATTCTGCACAATATACCACCCGTGAAAATGATCATCCTCGGGTGCCCCATCCACTTTCTCTTTGTAGTGGATGAAATATCCTGCAAATGCTGGTTCATGACAAACCTTAGTAGAATGAGGATGGCCCCGCACAACGGCGATTACACCCTCTTCTATGGTAGGAAGTGTTGCTACCACAGCAACCACAGCTGGTGGTGGTACATCCTGTTTCTCAGTACATGCCATCAATACTGGCACCAATAAGCATGCCGCCAGTAGTGCTTTCATCGTTTACCCTTAGGGCTATGACTATCCGGTTCGTACCATGCTGTCATACCAAACGGAGCAATCAGTCGACGTTGTGTATCGCCATGGATAAGGAACAACGTATCACACCAGTTCTCATCACCCCAGCTACCACATGGATAACCGTCAGTCATCATAATGAAGCGTTCAGGTTGAATGTCATTATCCTTCATGAATGTCCAGTTACACACGAAATCAGTACCGCCGCCACCTTTAATTTCATATTCGTCAATCTCGTCGAGATTTTCGGGTGTGAACTTTTGGTAGTTATAAACCTTTGTATCAAAACACCAAACTTCCAGATCAAAGTCTGCAAATTGTTCCATGATACCTTTGGTTTCGGTAAGCAAGTCACGCAGCATATCATCTCCCATGGAGCCCGAACAATCGATTGCGACTGCTGCCTTAACCTTTACATCTTCCTTCATGCCCGGAAGATAGAAACCACTTGCCTGGCTCTTACGCGAACAACGACTCCATGTGAAATCATTCTTGAGCATAGATTGAATCTTCATATTCAAGATTTCACGCCAATCCATCTGCGGTTCAACTAAGTCTTTGAGCATACGCTTAACACCGAGTGGTGTATTGCCTGCACCAGCAGCCTTAGCGGCCTGCATAACAGCATTGCGAATTTCATCACTTAAACCACGGCGCTCTTCTTCTGTCATCGGCTCACCTTTGCCATCGCCTGGTTCCAAGTGAACGTCGAACTCTGGCCAGTTGGCGTTTGGATCCTTTTCTAACAGCTCATATACCTCTTCTGCAAACATACCTTTGTACTTTGCATCGAAACAGGCAGTAACACCAGATGTCTTTGGATCCGGAAGCTTGCCAACATTGTGTTCGTGAAGTTCGTAGTTAATAACAAAGTCTGCCGCCGCATTCCACATCTTGGGCTTACGACTACCACGACGACTCATATGGTCATAAACACAATGCTCAACTTCGTGTGCAACAAGGAAAATACATTCAGCCTTGTTCAGCTTACTAATGAAATCTCTATTGTAATAGAAGTAACGGCCATCAGTGCCAGCAGTTTTGCACCATTTTTCATCTGTCGCGTCCTTAAGGATCAACCGAGTAGCCAAGGTGCCCCAAAATGGTTGTTGGAGAAGCAGTGAAATACGTGCTCGGATAATTTGTTCCAAGACTGCTTCGGGAGAGTTATTTGCTGCCATATTTGTTCCTTTATAGCTTATATTATACACTTATGCGGACAAATTGTCTACAGGAAACAACTCATGTACGCGCACGAACAAGTGCTTGAGAATATTTTGTCACGCCATTATTTCCAAGTACAACGGTTGTCATGAATGTACTGCCGTGTAATACCCATCCATAAGTTAGGAGAGTATTTATATTGTCGATAAATGCACCCTTATCGTTGCCATCAATTATTGTGTATTCCATTATATGCTCCTTATAAAGACTTGAGTTTCTTTAATGTTGCCCTGAAATATCTTTTCCATTAAAGAATCAAATATTTCAAATCTGTCTGGATGCTTTATTACTTCACCAAACGGTCCAGTCTGGCCAGCGCGGTCATATCTTGGATGAGAAAGGATACTCCGCAACTTAACGCTATTTCTATGGTCAAAGCGTTCGATTTGCTCTGTACCATAGAAAGT